CTCACGAAGCTGACGCCGTACCTTGAACGCTTCGCGGATGGCATCGCAAAGGCCATCGGATCGTTCGTGGAGAGTGGCGGCCTTCAGCAGTGGATCGAAGCGGTTGGGAAGGCACTCCAGAAATTCGGCGCGTACCTGGGCAGCAAGGATTTTGCCGATGATGTGGAGTCCTTCATGGGGGCTATCCACACGATGGCTGTATTCCTCAAAAAGCTGTTTCCGAAAGCTGCGATCGATGTCGAAAAGGATCGCGGCACCGCGTCTACCATGCCGGCCTCTGAAATGCCTGGCGCAGGACCAGAACAGCCCGCGTCGTATATGGACAAGCTCCGGGCTGCCGGCCATGTCTATGGTGCCGTGTGGGACCATTTGACGGGACACACACCGCTGTCGGTGCGCAATCACAACCCAGGCAATTTGCGCATCCCGGGCAGCACTACCGGATTCCAGTCCTTCGCGAACGATGACCAGGGCATTCGGGCGCTTGCACGGCAGTTGCAGCTCTATGAGACCCGCGATGGGTTGCTGACGCTGCGCAGCATCATCAACAAGTATTCGCCTTCGAACGAGAACAACACGGCGGCCTTGATCGCCAATGCCTCGAAGCGCACCGGATTCGCACCGGATCAGCAGCTGGACCCGCGCAGCATGGATCAGCTGGTGAAGCTGGTGGTCGCGATCACCAAGCAGGAAAACGCCGGCAGCAATTTCACGGAAAATGGCGTGCGCGTGGTGATCGACAACAACACAGGGGGCAGTGCACAGGCCTCCGTCGCAGCCCTGGCGCATTGATATGTCGATCCAAGACTTCAAACGTGCGTACCAGATAGCGCCGATCATCCTGACGCAGGGCATTGCGGCCTCGCTGCCCAACAGCCAGATGTCGGTCCTGTCGCTCACCGAGGGGCGCGACTCGGTGAACTACGCGAATGACAACGACTACTTCGCGCACTTCAAGCCGCTGCCGGGTGGCACGCTGGTGGACTTCTCGCCGGCCGAATACCCGTTCGCGTCGATGGCGATGGCTGCAAACGCCATGATCCAAAACGCGCTGAGGGTAAGCCTTCAGATGACCTGTCCGGCGCGTGATGGCCTGAACAGCTACCCGAACATCCTGAACACCATCACCCGAATCAAGCAGCAACTGACGGCGCACATTCTCGCTGGGGGCATGTTCACCGTTGCCACGCCAGGCCTCATCTACGAAAACTGCCTGCTGATCGCTTTGCGGGATGTGTCGAATGCGGGCGACAAAAAGGTGCAGGGCGTGTTCCAGTGGGACTTCATCCAGCCCCTGGTGACGCAGGAGGCGGCGGCAATCGTCTACAACAACCTGTATGCGAAGCTCTCGGCGGGCCTGCCGGTGGCTGCGCCGATCAAGAATAGCGGCCTGTCCAACACTGTCGGCGGCAACACCCCGAATCAGCCGAACTGACCATGGCGCAACAGATCATCCCCTTCGTCCCAAGCAACGATGCAAATTTCCAGTTCCAGGTGGAGCTAGACGGCGCTCCGTACAACTGCATCTGCACGTTCAACGCATACAGGCAGGGGTATTACTTCACCATCTATGATCTGGTGGGAAATCGGATCGTATCGCGGCCCATCATCGCGTCCCCCTCATTCGCGAATGTGGATCTCTTGGGTGGGTACTTCAGTGTCTCGATGGTCTTCCGGGATTCGAGCCAGTCATTCGAGATCCCGGGTCTACCTCCGATCCCGCTTGTCCGCCCGGCTGCGCCGCCGATCTACAGCTATCCGCTTGATCCGCTCTCGACGCGGCCGGCCGTTGCATTCTCGACGCGCCGCCTGCTGTCGTCCTACCTGGGACCGGCCCTGAGGGTGCGCCGATCCTCCGATGATGCGGAAATGGACATCCCGTTCCTGGTGGGCAAGCTGGATGTCGCCACGATGCTGGATTTCATCGGTAGCGATGTCGGCATGGTATCCGTGTGGTACGACCAGAGCGGCCATAGCTTCGACGCCTCAAACTCGATCCATGATGCCCAGCCGGTAATCGTGACCGGCGGAGCGGTTGTCGAGTCCAACGGCTTCCCGGCCCTCTTCGTCAATCAGCAGAACCTGAACTTCAACAACCGCTTTGCTGCGCAGGGCGATTGCACGATCAGTTCTGTTTTCTCCACCACGCAATCCAATCCGGTGACCGACCCCGCCATGGGGTACGACATGGGCGGGTTCATCTATGGTGATCGACGGGGCATCCAATACGATCTCGGGTTCGGCAACCTGGGCAACAAGCTCTGCTTTTGGGGTGGCGACTCGACCGGTGAAGTGGGCATCGTCGGTACTACCCCGCTGAACGACGGGAAAACCCATGTCGGCATCATCACGCGTGTATCACTGACGGGCGCGACGACGCTCTATCTGGACAACACTTTGCAGGCCAGCGGGCGCGGGCCGCAGGGTGTGCGCGTGGATGCTCCGACGCTTCAGATTGGCTCTGCCGGCATCGGCGAAGAGGGCGGAGATGGGTCAGCCTATCCTGGCATCTTCGACACCCCGGAGAACGTGATCTACGCCTCGCAACTGAGCGCCGCCGATCTCCTGCTGTTGCAGCAGGCGCAGCAGCTTTACTACATGCCCTCCTGATGCGCGCCTACTTCGTCCGCATCACTCAGCCAGGCACGGACAACGTGCTGGCGCTGTACACAAGCTTTTTGCCGGATGGGTCGATCAATGGCGCCGCCCTGGGGCTGGAATTCGACATTCCGGCCTATGCCTACGGGGATCCGGCGGGCAATGTGTACCTCAAGCTGTCGGGCGTCAACTACACCGATATCAGGCAGGCGAACAACCTGAGCGATGCGGACATCACGATCTATGGAGGGATGGCGAAGGGCTTGCCGCTGGCGAACCCGGCACAGGCCGGCGTGCTGTTCCGCGGAACCGTGTTCCAGGCCTGGGGCAACTGGCAGGGCAATCAGACATCGCTGGAGATGATCTGCTACGCGCGATCCGGCACGCCTGACAAGCCCGTGAATCTGGCCTATCGCTGGACGAAGGGTCAGCCCATGCAGGCGGCGGTGACTCAGGCGCTTCAGATCGCCTATCCGGGCGCCATCGTGTCGGGCTCCTATTCGGCTGATCTGGTATACCCCGAAGATCAGCCGTTCGCCTATCAAAGCCTGAGCCAGTTCGCCCGCTATCTGCTGGACACGTCGAAGGCCATCATCCCGGCCGCCGAGTACATCGGTGCGCAGATCACGCAAAATCCGCAAGGATTTCTTCTGTTCGATGGCACTCAACCGCCGACAGCGAAGGCCATCGACTTTCTCGACCTCGTGGGCCAGCCGACGTGGATTGATGCCGGCACCATGCAGTTTCGAACCGTGCTGCGCGCCGACCTGAAGGTGGGCGATGTGGTGACCATGCCGAAGGGTGCGAACGTGGCGAACACGGGCGCAAGCTTCGCGAGATTCCGCGATGTGACGGCATTCCAGGGATCGTTCATGATCAAGGGAATCCGCCACCTGGGCAACAGCCGACAGAATTCGGCCGAGGCGTGGACTTCGGTGATCGACACCTACTCCACCACGCCAGCCGCCGCCACGTCATGAGCAGCATCAACACCAAAAAGCCGCTGAATCTGTCGCTGCCGCGCGCCATGCGCGAGCGCATTCTCGACGGCAAGCTGATCGACGGTCAGGAGTGGCCCTGCACCGTGGTGAGCGTGGCCGGCGCCATCGTGACGATTTCCTTCAACGTCGCCAGTGATGCGCCCCTTCCCCAGGTGACATGCCCGATTGCGGAAAGCCGCTACGTTCGTCTCCCGATCCGCAAAGGCGACCAAGGGGTGGCAATCGCCGCTACGGCCCGCCTGGGGGGCATTACGGGCCTTGGCGCCGGCTTGGCGCCGCTTGTGGCTCCGTCGAATCTCGGTGGCTTGCTGTTCGTGCCGCTCGGAAACGCAAACTGGCCCACCATCGACGCCGATGCCGTGGTGATCCAGGCCCCGAATGGTTCGAAGATCCTTACCGATGATGGAGCGTCCGAAATCATCGTGGACACCAGCCAGGTGAAGGTCACCCAGGCCGGTGTCACGGTGGAAATCACGGGTGGGAACGTCACGGTCACGGCGCCGAACAATGTCACAGTCAACTGCCCGACGAACACCATCAATGGCGACCTGCACGTCAACGGCAACGCGGCGATTTCCGGCGATCTTTCGGTGGGTGGCGATGCCGCAGTGACCGGCGCCGTGTCCTGCGCGACAATGACGTGCGCCGGCAATGGGACGTTCGCGACCCTGACGGTGGGCGGCAAGGACTTCGCGACCCACGGGCATTTGCCTGGGTCGTATCACGCTGGATCAACCAGCGTGACGGGTGATTCGGGAGCGGTGGCGTGAGGACTTGGGGGCGAAACGCGGCGGGCGCATGGGTGGAGATCACGGACACCGGATCCGTGTGGCTCGCCACGCTCGTGCAGACCCTGCGCCTGAGTCAGGGCGAGAGTCCGTTTTATGGGAACTATGGCATTCCCGGGCAACAATCCGTGATGTCGCAGATTGCCCCCGATGCTGCCGTGGCGCGCACGCAATCGCAGTATCTGCCCTACTTCGCCAGCCTCGTGATTTCTCCGGTCGCTGGCGCGAGTCAGCCCACCTACACCGTCCAAGCCGTCACGAAGGACGGCCAGGCAATCACTACTCAGATCGCGACCTGATATGCCCGTCATCACTTCGGCTGGTGCCGTTCCCACGTCGCTCGATGCGTTGAATGCCACCCTAGTGGCCGAGGCTACCGCGCTGGCGCCGGGCTTGACCACAACGCTTCCGGGGTCGCTGATCGAGGACTTGTCCAGCACCGGCACCGGGGCTTTGTCGGTGCAGGATCAGGCGGCGGTCGATCTGATCAACAGCATTTCTCCGCTGTCGGCGAACGAGTTCATTCTGTATGAGCTTGGCGAGGTGTACGGTGTGCCTCGTGGGGTCGGATCGAACACCAGCGTCTATGTGATCTTCTCGGGGACGCCGGGATTCGTCATCCCGAATGGTTTCGTCGTCAGCGACGGCACGCACCAATACGTGACCCAGGATCCCGCCATCATCAGCGGCTCGGGGAACAGTGCGGCTGTGTTTTGCCTGGCAGTCAATGAGGGTTCTTGGGCGATCCCGGCATCGAGCGTCACGGATCTGGTGACCAGCGTCCCGTCCACGATCGTCCTGAACTGCTCGAATCCATCGACGGGCATCCCTGGCGATGCGGCGCAGTCGCTTCCAGCCTATCAGGCCCAGGTGATCCAGGCCGGGCTCGCCGTCGCCACTGGCACGCCGAAGTTCGTCAAGACCGCAATTCAGAATGTCGCCAACGTCCAGGCGCGGCTCGTATCGATGCGCGCCACGGGCGGCGGATGGCAGATCATCGTGGGCGGGGGAGACCCCTATCAGGTGGCCGGCGCTATCTTCAATTCGATGTTTAATTTCATCGACCTGAAGCCGGCCGCCACCATCGGCACCACCGAAAACGTGGCGATCAACGACTACCCGGATACCTACGAAATCACATTCGTGGTCCCCACGCAGCAAACCGTGGGTATGACCATCACGTGGGATACGGTTGCGACGGCGAACTTCGTTTCGAATGCCGTCATCATTTCGCTTGTGCAGCCCGCCATGGTGGCCTACGTCAACAGCATCACCGTGGGGCAGCCGATGTCCTTGTTGCAGCTGCAAGACGTGTTCATCGCGGCTGTCGCCGGATCGATCCCCGAAGGCTCGCTGTCGAAGCTTCAGTTTGCCGTCACGATTGATGGTATCGCGGTCGAGCCGCCCACTGGCGGGGTGCTGATCTCGGGAGACCCGGAGGGCTTCTTCTTTGCGGTCACAGCCGATATCTCTGTCGTTCAGGGCTGACCGTGAACATCACCTCGACAATACCTAGCTACGTATATACGCAGTACAACGACGATGCGAACGTGTCGGCGTTTTTCGAGGCGTACAACCGGCTGTCGCAGCAGAACCTGGATGAGATCAACGGCTACCAGCTGCCGATCTACCTCAATCAGTCCGGCGCGCTTCTCGATTGGGCTGCGTCGAGCATCTACGGCGTGTTCCGCCCCACCCTGTCGTCGGGTGGTGCGCACCCCATCGGTCCATACGACACCTTCGCCTACAACACAGAGCGATATGACGGCTTCAAGCTCGTCAACAGCTCGGCGAATTTCGTCGCGGATGATGTGACCTATCAGCGCATCATCCAGTGGAACACTTTCAAGGGTGATGGAACGCAGTTCACGATGACGTGGCTGAAGAAACGCGTTGAGCGCTTCCTGACCGGAACCATCTTCCCGCAGAGCACCTACGACATATCGATCCGATTCA